ATTCAATCATCAAGTCCTTGATGTGGTGTGGGTCTAAAAACCTGACACCAATTGAGGCCGTATACATCCTTGGAAATGACGCCCTTCGGCGGGTGTGGCCCAGTGGTGTTCAACGTTTCTCATTTTGGCGGGAGCGCATCAGAAAGGTGTGGCTCCGTGTTGGGATTGAAGAAAGTCCCATCAACTGGGCAGCTGTTGCCCGTCAATGGCTTAGTGGGGACATGCCTGACTGGGCAATGTTTTCAAATGATGTTCACCAAGAGTCGACAGCGATGTGCTATCGGCCAGTGATCCGTGCCCAGATGATGCAGTCTGGAGAAATCCCTCTCCCCATCACTGAGGAGACTAAAGAAACTATCGCTGTGACAGCGATGGTTGGTGGAAGTGGACCCACCAAACATGTCCCAATGGAAACAGGAAGTTCCATTCAAAAAAACTTGAAGAGATATTACCCCATCCATTTTGTGGCTGCGGGAACAACAGATTTCGCGTTCTCTCTCGCCAATATTTTCACTGGCGTTGGACTCAACGTGAATTCCATTTTCAAGTTTTATGCCAGTATGTTCACTGGTTTTATGGGAGACTTCATCTTCCAAGTGTATTCCGACGTTCCAACAGACTTGTTGAGCATCGGTTTTTCCGCTGACACCTATGTGCAGAAACGGAAAATTACTAACGCCAGCTCTTTGATGCAAACTGGACCCACGTCTTTTCAACGTGGCTTCATCCAGTTTAAGTGTCCTATGCTGACGTCTTATAGATGGGCGCTCATTGCCCCAACTGACTCAGACACGACAAACCCGTTCTGTCAGTTTGGCACTGTAGCCATCTATGGTATGACAGGGAACTGCGCGATCTACGCAGCCTTTGCAGACCAAGCGCGATTCTTTGGATTGCGCCAAATTCCTCGCCTCTTAGTTAAAGGAGGCAATTACCCTCATGAAGGAGGAGAGGACGTTGATGTCCCTGAGTTTTATTTCATTGAGCAGGCTTCAAATTTCCCTCAATTCACCCCACCCAATCAAGCGTGGTGTGATCAATTTGATGGATCTTACACTGTCTTTCCCATCTATACCATAACTTCTGTGGGCACTATTGTGTGTCCAAGTTCTTTCTTCTCCAATGATCAGTTGCGGGTTCTATTTCAAGTTCCCATTCAACCAGGTCAAACTCGTAATGTCTTAACTGGCGTCACGCATAACAAGTATTTGGACTTCCAGCAGTGTTGGGCAGTTCCCCAATCGTTCACCATCAATGGTGTGCTCGGGACTGTTCCAATGCCTATTTATAACATGGCTTATACCACAATGACAGGTGCGACTA